CGGTAAAACCTGCGTTAATCTCTCCTGCACCACCAGCCGGATCATATCTTAGGTCTGAGTTAGGGTTACTAAAGGTGATACTGTTGGAGTTATCCTCAGAACCGGCAAAGAATAGGTGGTTTCGGAAATCCGTGACGAACTTAGCACCTTCGATATTTGCGATATCTACATGGGTATAGAACCAGTTTACCGCTGTACCACCTACATTGTTTTGAGTTGATGTAGCTGTAGCTGAGATAACAAAAGTATAAGAGTCAGCATCAACTACGGTAGCAACAGTATATTCATTACCGTTAATGTCTTCCGTACCGATATTGACATTGACATTGCTGAACTTGACAATATCCCCGACGTGCATACCATGAGCAACCTGAGCTACAGTGACTATACTGGTTCCGTTGCTGATTGAGAAAGGGTTAGATAACTGGTCCTCAGTTTCGCTTAGGCTTGAACCTTGACGGTCGTATAGTTCGATAGGAGTTGCTGAGTTATGTCTTAGTGGCCGGTTAACCCCGTCTACGACAACTACAACTTCTGACCCGGTAAAGCTATGTTCGTTAGTTCTGAGTTTAGTTACGCCTACAGCACTACGAGTATTAGTATCTGAGGTGTTGTTTACCGCTGACCAGCCAACGCCATTTGTATGATCGTAGATGGTATAGTATCGACTTACAGTATAAAAGATTGTAGCTGCTGTACTGGTTACTGTGCTGTCAGCAGCCTCATCAGCAACGAAGGTAAAACTATCTGTAGTCGGAGTAGATGCAACTACAAACTCATTATTGTTTAGATCTAATCCACCAAGGTTAGTATCAATATTACTAAAGGTGACCCATTCACCAACAGATAAACCATGTGCAGCAGAAGTAACAGTTACAATTGAACTACCTGAAGTGAGAGATACAGCACCTACAGATAGAGTGGCAGAAGTAGAATCAATTGAGTTACGTCTTGCTGCATAGACCTTGTCGTTGTGAATCCAGACACCCAAGACTTTACCAGTGCCGGGGACTTGTGGATTGTCAGCATCATAATACTCATAACCGTTGATCCGGCGATATCCTCCAAACTGAGATACCTCAAAGTTTGTCATACGGATTGCCGCACCGGGTTCAGTACCAGCGAGGGTTAGAGCATCCTCGTTAGTATATAGACCACCCCTAGCAATGATTGTTACATCGCGGAGATTGTCAACCATTACTTACTGCCTGCCGGAACGTTAATTAGTCTATTAACCCTAGTATCCCGAAGATCAGTAAAGTTGTTTGTTAGCAGTTTACGCATATTTTCAATGCCGCGAATAAATCGTTGCTGGGCTAGAGTAGCCTGTTGAGAATTATCACGGAACATATAGCAGTGATACATAGCCCCATCGATAACCACGTTCTTAAACTGGTCTGGGACAGCCATTGTATCAGTAGCGTTACTCAAAGCAGTCTGATACTGGTAATAGTCATACTCGATACTATATGCTTTATCAGGAATAGGAGTTAGACCGATACGATTGTCAAGAGTTTTGTACACGTAATTAGGGGTATCATAGTCAGCAGTACCCGCATTACCATCCCGAATATAGAACCGTTGAAGATAGGTATCATAGTTAATTTGTCTTAACCTTACCGCCTGGATATTTTCTGCTTCATCCTTGGTGATACGAAATGAATCCCAGTCAACAACCTTCATATTACTTTCAGACGAATATACAGACGTACCAGCAACCAAGGTTAGTGTGCCGGTCTGATGGTTAAACGGGAACCCGAACTGCTCCTGACCGATTTCATCAAGTGCAATATTGACTGCATCCTTTACCGAGGCATGAAAACCAATAGCGGTTGGAAATTCGTCCGAAGTAAGCTGGACTTCATTCAACCGCTTTAGTGTATCATTAACTAAGGTAAGGAAAGTTGTTGCCATTTAAGCAGCCTTTAACCAGCGAACAGGAAAGTCATCATGTAAAATATACTCGGTTTTGTTTATATTATTTTGAATAAAACATGTTAGGAATGTATCGCCGCAGACATTAAAGTTGATACCTTTTTGATTACTAAGTATCTGGATAATCTTCATGGCTTCCTCAGCCATACCAATATACTCAGTGGTTGTATGGTAAAGTTTATTTGTTATAGGGCATGATACGGTTACTTCTTCACAAGATTCATCATGCTTATTTTCACGGTTTACTCGATAGTTACCAGAGGCTTTATCATAACCGCAGTCAAATCCGAATAGATTGATATTCTTATAACCAAGCCATATGGAAAGTAGGATAGCATGAACAGTGGAGTTAGATCCTGCAGACATACACTTATCAGAGGGTCGCCACGTTTTAGAAGTGACAGTATCGATCATGTATGTCTTGTAGTTCTTTAGTGCATCGAATAGACTAGGATCACACTGAGAAGAAATAATGTAATTGGTTTTTTTATTTAGTTGGGCTTTATCACCAGACTCTCGTGGATCGATAGAGACAGAGTATCTAGGATCACACCCGATAGAGGTAAGATAATCTACAGTTTTGGAAGCAAAGATATCGTTATTAGATGTACGAAGAAACTCTTCAAACTTCTTGATACTAGGTCCAGCAGCACATATATTAATTTCTTGGCTACGTTTATGTGGACTGTTCTTTAGTTTAGAAATAGATGGAAGGTTTCTATTCTTGTTATTCTCATAGTTAGACTTGAGTATATCTTCTGAGACTGAACAGTTTAATTGTATCATAGTATTCCAAATAGGTCAAGGGGAGACCCCGAAGGATCTCCCCAAGTTTGTTAGGCTAGATCACGAGCAACTTCAGCCGGACCTGGAATTTCAGCCAGATCAGACATGTAAGCAACTACGCGAACAGTGCCGGTATCAGGTGCAACAGAACCAGTAACCGCAAGGGTCATGTCGATAGTATCAGCAGCAGTGATAATTACCGAGTTAGCACCGAAAGGAAGTAGGCCGTTAGTACCGGCCGCAACCCAACCAGCAGTGGTTAGATCGCCACCGTCGATGAAGTCATCACCACCGGCAACATCAAGATCGAATGTCGCACCGGTTGAGAGAACAACGTCTTCAACATAGGCAACCGCACCATGAAGGAGGGTATTAGCTGGAACAGGGATAACTTCTAGGACATCGGCATTAGCAAGGGAAGAACCCTTGAGAGTTACCGCGTCAGCCATAGAAACTACCTTCTCTACGGTGTAAGGAACATTAGCACCGGTACGAGACATGTGGTTGGTATTAGAACCAGTAGTTAGATCGTAAGCCATGATTCATACCTCCCTTATTCGTACACGTTGTAAACGGCGCGAGTGATAGCTTCTGGACGGAGAAGCTTACGGCCATAGAGATGTAGACCACGAACGACATCGCTAAAGCTGTCATTGTCACGATAGGTTTCAACCTTTTCGATCTGAGAAGCAGTAGCAACAGCGGAGTCGTGACCGGCGATGATAACACCGTAGTTACTGGAAGAACCACCAGTAGCAACAGTGCCCGGACCAGTACCGATGATTGGCAGGTTGTTGGACATGTAGATGCGGAAACCGCGAACCATACCATCGATGATACGACCGTTACGGAGGATATCACCGGCATCCTGACGACCGGCAAAGTCATTGCTTAGAAGCTTTGAGTTTTCGTCATTAAGCTGTTCAGCAAAGACCGGATCGACAACTAGCCAACGACCGTCACGATCAACGTTCTGCTGGTCTAGCTTACGAGCCATACGGTTAATAACCGCTAGAGGAGAGATTGCACTGGTGTTCTGACCAACTGGAATAGAGTTACCAGCAGAACCACCGAATGAACCGAGGTCGAGCTTCATGGAAGCAAGAAGACCATCAGCATCGGCGGACACTGGATCAGTACCAGACTTGTCAGCGGCAACACGAGCGGCACTAGCATTGGCGTGTAGAGCGGCCTGCTTGTAACCGGACATGTAACCGAAGATCTCCTGGTCAAACTGATCACGAAGGCGATAACCAGCACGATCAGTAGCAAGAGATTCAAAGTTCACATGAGAGTGAGCCGCCTCGATGTCATCGATCTTACCTTTATTTTCAATGGGTTACGCTACCAACCCACCCGTTCTCTTATGAACTGCTGCATATTTCTATGCAGAGAAGACTATATCATCACCCTATAAGGGGCTGGGCACTTCCGCTCGCTTGAGCGTATGGACTTCATAATCTGGCCTAGATCGTATGTCCTAGTCGTTGAACCTTCAAGAGCCTCCCGGCTCAAGCTTGGCTGCTGATTGCCTTGTAAAGAGTTTCTACCCAGAACTTAAATTCTTCTTCAGTTTTATCAGATTTCATCTGATTTACTGCCCAACAAACCCACCTAACATTCCCTTTAATATACCCTTTAGTAGAGTCAATCCTATCTAGAGAGGCTTTAAAAGGGTTGGCTTTCTTTCTCGGCTGAGTTTTTAAATCCATTTTCTGACCGGTTACCTCACACTGAAATTTAGAATCTTCTAAAAGTTTCAGCAAATACTCTGAGGTAACAGTAACTTCTAAACCTTTTTTGTTAGACCTTGTTCTTAGACTATAAAAGGTTTGAGAGATAAAGACGTTTATATTTTCTCGTCGGGCTTTCTGGTTAGCGTAGTACAGATCTTTATTTTTTTCTCTGTACTGACGAGATGTTTTACGATTACATACTTTGCAATAAAATGATAAACCGTCTTTGTTGGATTTAGTCTTATTAAACTCTGTTAAGGGTTTTGTTGTTTTACATTTAGAGCAGGTCTTCATACTTTTCTCCTCTGCTCTATATGTATTGTGATAGTTTTAAGAAGTCAACTCTTTATTTAGGGTTTCCAGCAATTCACCCAGTTCTTTAGATGCGGTTACCCGCAAATGCGTCTACGCAGCTTGTTGAAACGCGAAGTAGTTTGCCTGATCGATAACAAGAGTGAAATCTTCGTCATCTAGATCCTGTGGGACAACCTGTGTACCACGAGAATAAGCCTGAACAGAGACTTCTGGCTCTTTAATAATACGGACGGAATCGCCAAAGTTGGAAATTTCCCCCATATAGTCGTTATTTGTAATGTCCTCAACTACTGAGGTTTTACGAAAGGCAGTTTGTACCTTCTTAGAATAGATAACTGGACTAAAGTTACCATTAGGAAGGTTACCGTATCCTGCCGCACTCCTAAATGCCATGAGTTTTCTCCTTTCAAAAAGTGCGGAAAAGAGCTAACGTCGGTCATTCAAGGCTGACAAAGGATAGGGTGGGTAATTAAACCGGCCTAGTTTATCAGGTAGTTGAAAGCGAAGGTTAGCCGCTGTCATATTGTAAGCGGTAGTCCCAACCAAGGGGGCGCTTTTTGTAGTACTTGTA